TCGAAACATATATATTTGACCCATATAATCCTCTAAATAATGTAATTACTGATTCAGAGATTAAGACATTATTGTCAACGTATGGCATAAACGCAAATATTTACAATTCTAAATTATACCAACGAGCATTCGTACATAGATCTTATACCAAGAGACCCGACATAGAAAATAATTTCAATAACATTAAGATTGTGCCACAACCAACCAATTGCTTGGCATTATACACAAAATCGAATGAACGTCTTGAATTTGTAGGAGATGGTGTACTAGAATGCATTACTAAATTTTACTTATATAAGCGTTTTCCTAAAGAAAATGAAGGATTTATGACTGAAAAAAAAATCGCACTTGTAAAAAATGAAGCGATTGGTAGAATCGCATATGAAATGGGATTACATAAATGGTTAATTATGTCTAAACATGCTGAAAGTAAACAGACACGTACAAATTTAAAAAAATTAGGATGTTTATTCGAGTCCTTTATTGGAGCAATGTTTTTAGATTTTAATAAAATCAATGTACTCGATGATGAGCGATGGTTTAGTGACATTTTTGTTACTGGACCAGGGTTTCAAATGGTACAAGTATTTGTAGAAAGTGTATTTGAAAAGCACGTCGATTGGATCAGTTTGATTAAAAATGATGATAATTATAAAAATATTTTACAAGTTAAGATTCAAAAAGAATTCAAGGTAACCCCCGAATATATGGAAGTTGAAGAATATAATTCAGATACAGGGTATCATATGGGAGTATATCTATGTCTAGGTCAACCGGTTCATTCAATGAAGTCTAGTCAAGCGATTCCCTTGAATGAATTTACTAAATACAGTGATATACACCAATATATGTCACAATACAATCGAATTTTTGTATTTTTGGGGGAGGGTACACATAAAATAAAGAAAAAGGCGGAACAAATTGCATGTGAAGATGCGATTCGCAAATTGAATACATTTTAACGCACCCCCTAAATGATAATAATCTTGAACGAAAACAAAATAAATATAATTTGTATTGATACTATATACATATCGTAGGTAATGAGTATTCCTGTTACATATTTAGAACTATTACAAACAAAATCGATACCTACAACTCGTCCTGTTATACGTTTTGGAAACAATACAGAAATATCAAATTCTTCTTCTCTTGACGCCGAAAATGAAAAACTTATTGACGATAATGGCGATTCAGGTGGATTAACTACCGTGAGAATTCTAGATAAGCGCCGAAGTTCAACATTAAGTTGTGACCTGGTTATGAATAAATTACGAAAACAAAACGTATTTATAGTGAATTCAAAACCAAGTGACGCCCATAAAGATATATATGTTCCGACTGATATTGCATCGCCGGTGGTATTAACTGATACGGTTGAAGAAACAAGTGATACCGAGGATGAATTAGATATGTCTGAAGATGATATATTCGAAAATAATATTGAACGAATTGAATCCGACTCTGATTCGGAGTCTGATTCTGACAATGAACGAGAACGAAAAAATATAGTTCAATTAACTGAATTGGAAGAACCAGCGAAATTAGAAAGTGAGGTTCTAGATGAGGCCATAGAACAATTAGATAAGATGCCAAAGAAACGAGGAGTGAAGACAAAACCAGCAATTGAAAAAGCAGAAGAAAATCTAGACGATGTTGATTTAACCACATCGATTATTCGTACACAAGCCGTATCAGAGCGATTACCAAAGGAACGTGAAAAGAATGTTATCATGGCACCTTCCTATTATATGAATAATCGTAAAATATTCGTTCGAAAACTTAATAAAATGCTTGAACCACGTGAAGTGGAATTACTTAAAAGTAACGATGCTGATATAAGTTGTGATCGTCAAGGTGGTTCTGACGAATTTTCACTTTTACTACATCAGGAAATTGTCCGCGATTATTTAAATTTGTATACTCCTTATCGTGGGTTACTTTTATATCATGGACTTGGTTCGGGTAAAACATGTACTTCAATTGCTATTTCTGAAGGTATGAAAAGCAGTAAACAAGTATTTATATTGACTCCCGCTTCGTTAAAAATGAATTTTTTCAGTGAAATGAAAAAGTGTGGTGATGAAATGTATAAAAAAAATCAGTATTGGGAATTTATTTCGAGTGATGGTAATCCGGAATACGTACATATATTAGCAAAGGCAATGTCTTTACCAGTGAATTATATCAATTCAAATACCGAGTCTCGTAGAGATGCATCTCGTAAAAAAGGCGCCTGGTTGATAAATGTTAACAAACCAGCAAATTATAAAGATTTGAGTACTGATGAAAAAAATGAAATCGATACACAGTTAAATGTAATGATACGTGCCAAATATAAAGATATTAATTATAATGCTCCTAATTTAGTTAAAATTATTGATAAGGAATCGAATAACGATACTAAAAATCCTTTTGATAATTCCGTAGTAGTTATTGACGAGGCCCACAATTTTGTGAGTAGGATAGTAAACAAGATAAAATCTCCCAAATCCATCTCTTATCGACTATATAATTATCTTATGAAAGCAACAAACGTACGAATCGTTCTTTTGTCAGGAACGCCCATTATCAATTATCCAAACGAAATTGGAATTTTATATAATATTTTACGAGGATACATTAAAACATGGACTATGGTAGTTAATGTAAAAACTACGCAAAAAGTAGACACAAGTATTATTCGTGATATTTTAGATAAGAATGGATTAAAAACATACGATTTTATTGAATACTCCGGAAATAAGTTGATTATTACAAGAAATCCGTTTGGATTTGTCAATGTCAAGAAACGGGGTATACTTAAAGGAACACATAAAGAAAAAATAACAATCAATAACAAAACCAAAAAACTAAAAGGTGGTGCAAGTGATACATTTGAACGGTATAATGGTGTAAAACTAGATGACAGTGGAAATTTAAGTGATTCTGACTTTATCCAAAAAGTACTGTTTATATTAAAAAAGAATGGGCTCGAAGTTCAAGAGAAGAACATGGAGGTGAAATTAAATAAATGCTTACCTGATTTATCTGACGATTTTTTGAAAACATTTGTGAATTCAGACACAGAAGAATCACAAAATATGAACTTATTTCAACGCCGTATATTAGGATTAACTTCTTATTTTAGAAGCGCGCAGGAAAACCTTTTACCCGCCTATGATAAAACCGAAGAAGGGAATGATTATCATGTAGTCTATAATGAAATGACAGACCATCAGTTCAGTGTATATACAAAAATACGTAAGGAAGAGGCAGATCGTGAAAAATCTGCAAAGAAACAACGTGCTATGAAAAGTGGTACCGACGAATTATTTTCTATATCTTCCACATATCGTATATTCTCTCGTGCCGCATGTAATTTCGTTTTTCCCGATGGAATAGACCGACCAGTTCCATCTAAAAATATAGAATCGGTCAATGAAAATACATTTGATGCTCTTCCACAAGAATCAATTCAAGAAACTGATGTATACTCAAATGTGGATGATAATGAAAATGACCGCGGTAGTATAGCAGATACTGAAACATACGCTAAACGAATCGAATACGCATTATCTGAATTAAATTCTACTGATAACGGTAATTATACTCATTTATCCAAAGAGTCGTTAAAAGTAATTAGTCCAAAATTTTTACAAATTCTAGAAAATATTTCAAACCCTGAGAACAATGGACTCCATTTACTATATAGTCATTTCAGAACAATGGAAGGAATTGGAATAATGAGATTAATACTCCTTGCAAACGGATTTGCTGAATTTAAAATTCGTAAAACGGGCGATAGTTGGGAAATAGTAGACTATGAAAAGGATCTTGGTAAACCAAGATTCGCGTTATACACAGGAACAGAAACTACAGAAGAGCGCGAGATAATACGAAATGTATATAATGGTGCATGGGATTTTGTTCCAGTTAATATTGTTGATAAATTACGAGAACATAACGAAAATAATATATATGGCGAAGTTATCAAAGTATTCATGATTACGTCATCAGGTGCCGAAGGAATTAATTTAAAAAATACTCGATTCGTACATATTGTTGAACCTTATTGGCACATGGTTCGTGTGGACCAAGTGGTTGGTCGCGCTAGACGTATTTGTAGTCATCAAGACCTCCCAGAGGAATTAAGAACCGTCAAAATATTTGTATATGTAACGAAATTAAGCAAAGACCAAAAGACAAATGATAAAAATATAGAACTACGGATTCGTGATATTAGTCGCATCGATAAGAAAACACCAGTAAGTACAGATGAAACATTATATGAAATTGCCAGCATTAAGAAAAGAATTAATAATCAGATACTGCAAGCAGTAAAAGAATCGGCAGTTGATTGTAATATTTATGCGCGAACATCAAAGAGTGACGAAAATCAACTTGTGTGTTATGGATATGGAAAAATCGAGACTAATACATTCTCATCATATCCTTCGTTTGAAATGGACAAATCTCAAAAAGAAGGACTTGACGTTGCAAAACTCAAATGGGACGTCCAAACTGTCAATATTCAAGGTATTCAGTATATACTAAAAAAAGACACGCGAGAATTATATGATTATAATCAATATAATAATGCGTTGTCTAATCCTAATATTGAACCAGCACGTGTAGGTAAATTAGTTGAAGAAGACGGGAGATTTAAAATCATCGGACGGGATAATGTTTAAAATGGGACGTTTTCTAGGGTAGTTGGTACTCTTGACGCAGATCTAGAATGGAGACGCGTTTTGTCTCTGATAACATTCATAATCTTACGTGTACGATAAAATATCTCATAGCATTTTTGTTCGCTCTCTTCCTTTTTTTTTGAATATTCAATATATGCAATATTAACCGGCTCATCTATCATATCCTTATATGTAAAACCGGGAATATGTTTACGCATTTTAAGGAATAGTTCTTCATTTTGTTGTGGATGTTGATTCAATAAACTACTTTCCAAATAGAAATTTTTGAATAGTTTTGTATACCCATCTGGAACCATTGTATCCAGTGTATCTTTTAATTCATCCATAGTTTCAATAGTAAGGGGGAATTTATAAAACCCATTTTCGTCAAATGAACCCATATCGCTCTCATATATATCTCTATCATCGAACATAATGTGCGTGATACTATCATTATCGTCTGAATCATCTTCATCTGATTCATATTCAGTCGATTCATCGTCGTCTACAACCGCGGGTTCTTGTAGTTCTGCACGACAATACGGACAACTAGAATTGTATTGTGTTGATCGCATAATACAATTAAAACAAAAGTTATGACCGCATGGGGTAACACACTTGTTGGTGTCACCAATTACTTCATAACAAATTACACACTCCATCTCGTTATTATTACTTTCGTATATTATTATAATATTGTTACTGGTTAAACAATATGATAAAGTAATTCAATTTTTTATGAATAAAATTAAAATCGTCTTCTTGGTATATCCGCCCCGGTCAAGATATACCAATGGTCGTCAACATAGTCGGTAGTTGTAAAATAATCAATAAATGTAGATTGTATTGAGTTGTCTGCATCTTTAAAGTGGATAGAAACATATGGGTTGTGTGTATTTCCATCATTGTCTTTATACGAATCTGTAAAACTTGCGCTTTTAATATCCCGCTCCTTTATTTCACCGTATGTGTCAACTGCATATGTAGTTGCTTCGGCGTTCGTATAAATGGAAATTGTAGGTCGTTTCCCGGATTTAAGTATAGTTAGTATTGATTCATTTAATCCGGCGTAGTTCTCGCTATTTAAGGCAGTTGCCATTTTAATATATACTTTACTCTCTTTTTTCTAAATATATTCTATAGGAATTATATATAAATATGAAAATACCGAAAAGATACATTCCATCACAATTATCGGATAAAGACAGAACACGCCAACGTAAAAATATAATGAAATCTCGGAAATTATACAAAAGTCGTAAATATTTTATTCGTCCAAAAGTGAAATCGTTTGTATCGAAACCATCTAATCATGTCAAAACTGCTAAACGAATGTACTCTCTTTCAAATGTTCGACCGTCCCGTAAATTATCAATAAAAACTGGATGTTCTCGGAAATCATTAGAAGATATTGTTGATAAAGGACGTGCCGCATATTATTCGGGTGGTTCGCGTCCAAATCAGACGCCCGATTCATGGGGATATGCTAGACTTGCTAGTGCCATTACGGGTGGTAATGCTAGTATTGTTGATTATCATTTGCTACATTCCGGATGTAAACCTACAAGTAAAGCATTAAAATTGGCAACTAAAAAATGTCGAAATAAACAAAAATGTAAAAAATATACTATGAAAAACAAAGGTAAGAAATAGATATAATACAAATAAAATATAAAAACAAACGCACTATGTACAATATTACACTAGGTAGAACATGAATGAAGAAAATAATGTATTGACAATAAAAACCGTCCAAATCCAACCTATTCGAAATATGATTACTGCCATCAAGGATATATTAACTGATGCTACAATTACATATACAAAAGATGGTATGAAGATTATCAATTTCGATAAAACACACACTATCCTTGTGAATGTATTACTCGACGCAAACAAATTTGAAAAGTATGATTGTAGCCCTGATAAAATTATTGTATGTGCTAATACTCTCCATTTATTCAAAGTTATTTCTACAATGTCGAATGACGATACTCTTTCAATGTATATTGATAAAGCCGATTACCATGATGGTATTGTCTCTCATTTGGGTCTTCAATACGACAATGGTGATATTAAACAATGCTATAGTCAAAAGTTGAGATTAATTGAACCTGATACCGATGAACTATTTGTTCCTGACGTTGAATATTCAACAGTTATTAACCTTCCCACCTCTGATTTTCAAAAGATTATCAGAGATTTAAATAGTATTTCAGATCGTATTGAAATTAAATCAGTTGGTAGCGATTTGATATTCTCATGTGAAGGAAATTTTGCTAGTTCACGTATTTTTCGGTCTGAATCCGAAGGTAATATGAACTTCATTCAGAAATCTGATAGTTCGGTTATTTACCAAGGAGAATTTTCATTAAAAAGTTTGTCTCATTTTATCAAATGTACCCCCCTCTGTAGCCATTTAGAAATGTATCTTGGTAATAATCTACCACTTATTATTAAATATGATGTTGCTTCTTTAGGTAGTATAAAATTGTGTCTAGCCAATTTACCTCCTATTTAAGATACATACCATAGGTAACAAATATATTCATATTATATATATTTGTTATGTCAACCCAAAAACAAAAAAGAACTCGTTGTAAAAACGGAACGCGAAAGAACAAGAAATCGGGGGAATGTGAAAGTGTGTTAGATAATACATGTTCTATATGTTTAGATAGAATTACATCCGGAAATGTAAAAACAAAATGTAAACACAATTTTCATAAACAATGCTTGATTGGATGGTGCCAACAAAACAGAGACGACGCAAAATGTCCTATATGCAGAAGTAATATCAATGCTACATGTAAGAAAATTCTTCCATTTAATAGTGGTGAAATCTTTCGGTATATTGGGTCAAGTCTGCCACATAATCGCGATGTGACTCAAGCAAAAATTAGAGAAATGATACGTAATCCCAAATTTAATATTAACATTAACAATGAATATGGACGTAGTTTATTATATGAATTGTCATGGAATTCATTCAATAATCATTATTATAAAGAACATGTTGAATATTTGCTACAACAACCCAAAATTAAGGTCAGTTCAAATCTAATAAGTGAATTAATCGCGAGAAATAATCAAAATATGTTAGCTATTTACAAAAAACATAAGAAAATACCAAAATCATTGCTTAAATTATTATAATTTCATTGGTTATATTGAAATATTTTTAGATTTTAATAACATTACGCTCCCTGGAATATCCATTTTGACTACATTTTCAACGTAAGTAAACACTATTTTTACATTTTTCATTGATTTAAATTTTGAATTTTCTTTACATACCACTGCTCCTTGCGTAATAATCTGACGTAACTGTTTTTTGTTTAATTCTATTTCCGGCATTTTTGCGACAATGTGTCCCGATGGCTCATTTTCTATATGAAACCATATATCTCTACTGGTTGCGTCATCAATAATATCGAAATTATCAGCCGCATTTTTTCCGACAATAAAATCAACATCACGGTTTAATGATTGAATGTTTTTAGAAACGACCTTCATACTTGTATATAAATCTATATTACTTACATAATACATAATATAGATTTATCAATTTTCCATTCTAAAATTCAGGTTCATGTTTCTTAAACAGGCATCCCATTTTTTGTAGATTTGGTATGTTTGCTATAATTGAGGGGTCTTGTAGATTGGATACATCCAACCATATTTTTATAATACAAAAATTTTTCTTTGGTGATACAGTTATACCATTAAGATGTTTACTTAATGATGTATCATTACATAAGGTTTCCCCCACAATAAGGTAAAATAACTGTTTCCATACTTCAGGTACATATTTATTCGATATTTTGTATGAAAAACAACCTCCGTCTCTATTACGAGGGTCTTCCCACATGGGCGTAATGCCTTCCCGCATTACAAACAACATGCAATTTTTGATAACATTATCATGAACGGATTCATTCAATGATATCACTTTTTCGGCAGTATCAATATTACTCATGATGATGGAGTAACTTGAAACATCCCAGTTTTTATCTTGTGGTAAATGGTAATATAAGTTCCATTTACCATTTAGTGCATGATGGTGGGTAGGAGTACTCAGTGCATCCATTGTCTACGCCCGTAATATATAACGAGAAAAATCTTTATATATATTTGTTATATTTATTCATTTGTTGTCACCGTATACGTTGTCTCCTTCAATAATATTGAGTTCTTTGATGTGAGAGATACCATATTTATCATATTATCCATTATACTTATTGTATACGTATCATCGAAAATGTATGTATTTGGTTGATATTCTAAATAACGCTTGATAAATAGTGGTGAAAGAATTTCATTGTTAACATAAAAATATTCAGGTGGTAAATCCATTACTATTTTCTCTTCCATTCTTGGATGTGAATATACTACCGATAACAATGATACACTTGATTTGGTTTTAGAATATTCAGTATCGGTATTATTATTGATATTGTTAACTGGCTTAAATGAACGGGTTAATGTAGAATTTGGTAACTTCAGCGTAATCATTGTTTCTTCTATATGATCGCTAGTTTCAACAATCGACTTTGCGGTTTCACAAAAATATTTCAAACAATGTTCGTTATTGATGGGATCCGATGATGTTTGTGGTGCCTTAATTAATTTATAATCCTCTAAAATGGACGAACTGTTGATTATATACGTATCATTATTTTTAAACATTATCGACAGTGATATCCAATAGTCTTCTTTTGGTTCTATTTTACAGTTATTAATAAACGCACGAGTATATCTTATACCATACTCGGCCCAATCATATACATATCGAATATTAGTATTGTTTGCATAAAGATAGTTTCCGCATCTATTTAATCTTACTTTAGTTTCCACATAGGATAGAAAAATTTTAGTGGCAATATTATTGTAATCTAAATGATATATTTCATTTATTACATAATTGGTTGATTCTATTAAGTATGACACATTAAACATAATAAATGAATCAATTATTTTATATACTTCAAAAATCCAATTCATCTATATAATAACAATATGTAAACTTTATATTGTTACGTATAAGAACAATAATAAATGGGTTCAAATATTTCATAAATTACCAATTATTTTATGAAACTCGCCATTATTATTTAAATGTCTAATGAAATAGTGTTTTTGTTGGAAGTATTTTTTTTACGGGAACGCTTTGGCATATTCGAATTTTGAATGTCTTTCAATGAGGATATCGATATTACAGAGTCTTCGTCAGCAGACATAACCTGCGAAGACTGTGTGGGGGCGTTTTCGTGAATATTTACATTACGTGTTTTTAGACCGGATAATATGTTGTCGATATCACTTGATTGCGGTCCTTTCATTTCTTGGCGTTGAGGTGGTGGACGCATACTTTTTACTGGTTCATTAAAATTTTGTTCGCTTTGCATATTTACACCTTCTTCTCTAAACATAGTACCTCTGCTCGCATTAATATCGGGTCTATTCGCAGGTGCGTTATTTGTATAAACCATACCAGGTCGAGCCTGTGGGGGTAAATTTTGAGTTTCTACAGAAGCGGGCGGAGGAGGCCCACGTGGACGATTATCATTTTCCTGCATTAGGTTATTAGCCATCGCAAATCCAGGCGATTGTTCGCTCATACTGTTTACAGTTGCGTTTGTAAACATTTTCATCAATTCCGGACTTTGTTTAATTACGTCATTGAATGCGGGTGTAGCCGATGAAAGTGCTTTATTCGAAAAGTTCAATACAGCCGCACTAAATCCTACGCGGAGGAGAAGAGAAATTTCGGGTGCTAATTTACCTCCTTTGTATTTGTCATGAAGTTCCATAAAGAGTTCTTCGTAACTATCAATATCTTCATTCACCTGTTCGCCCCATCCATCTAGATTCAGGTCAAATGGGTTAAATACCGTATTCGCATATTCCATTGAATTAATAAATGTCATAAACCACCACCCTTGTAATTTAACGCTGTCCTTCTTACGTTTATCCTCGAGAGCAGTTTCATATTCGTCTTCAATCTCGTCAAAATCTGAATCTAATGTAAATCTAGAATTATGTTTTATAGCACCTTTTTCGTACCAGTCGTCTAATTTTTTCAACATTGCCCTTTTTTTTCTACGTTTTTCACGGTCAGACATCGTTGTGTTTACTTTAATATCATCATCAAGTGGCATTTCATTCATCTTACTAAAACCGTCCCATGTCTTACTTGCACCATTACTTTCACTAGTTGCTTTTCCAAGGTGAGAATCCGACGGTTCATCTTCAGTTTTCCCAAATCCAAACAAATTAGAGGTAATCCCGGAAACTGATTTTGTATCCTGACTTGGCGTCGGGGTAGTATGTCCGGATAGTTCATTTAATTCAGATTCAAGGTTATTTAATTCTCCTAAATTTAAATCAACATTTGCGGATGGCATTTTATTTTCATTCATTAAAAGTTCGATTCCATTACCCAACGATGAACCACTTCTTGATGGATGGACGCTAGGTAGGTCCTCAATTTCATTCAATGCACCTAAATCGATAACTTCCATTGTATTATGATATTTATACAATATTTATTTTTAAATCCTCCGCATATGTTATTATATTATTGTGTTTTAAATACCAAATTCCTTGTAAAAATGAGTCGGCCAAATCATCCTTCTTCTTTGTATTCAATGATTCTTTCCATTCAATCATATCTTCATTCGCATCTATCATCCGAGAACAATAGTATACACCATCTAATTTGTGTTTTTTATAATTAGGATTTGTTCGTGTATTATCTAATGTGATTTCGGAATCTGTTTGTTCTCGTTTATCCAAATTAAATTCTGAAAATTGTTTCAGTTTATGTGATGAAGAAACAAATTCTATAGATATATCATCTTTAATCATTATAAAATACTGTGCTAACATACCCTGTACTGTTTTCATTCGTGTTGCAATAGGAGAAATTTGATTTTCAATCACCACATGCTGTATATCGCCTATATTATTCAAGTTATTCAATTGGTCCTTCATCTTTTTACCAACACTTATTAGATCCGTCTCCCCTGCTGTTCGTTTTTTTTTAGTCGTAACAACTTCGAAACATTTCTGTTTATAATATTCTAATAACAATTCGAGAACAATTGGTTTTTTTAGTTTTTTTACATCACTGACGTTCAAAAATACCAAATTCTCGTTTCCTCGCGCTATTAATTCATCTAATTTTAATTTTTTTAAAGATGTCGTTGAATGTTGCTTTGTTGGAATAATATATTGAGAACATGCTTCTGCGTGTTTTTCACAGTAATATTTACCATGTTTTATATATTTTGCCTTTTTCGTACACTCTTTTGGAGATGTCTTTTTACTTTTGGGAATATTCATACATTCACAATTGTGAGACACAATATCATCATCCATTAAATTTAATACACCCCATTCGTTTATAAGTACAGCATCATTGTTACATTCAATTACGCAATATGCCATGTTTTTTATTCCTACATCAAAACTAATCACTCTCATATGATATTATAAATAATATAAACGGGTTGATTTATATTATTTGGAACGTCAAACACTTATAGTAAAATTGAAAATAGGTATATCAATTATGAATATGATAACTAGATAAAAAATGGAAGGAATTAGTATCATCGTCTTCAGCATTATCATTGTATTGATGATGGCAAGATCAATCTTTATGCCGGATCGACGGGTACATCCGTAACAATTATTTGGTCTTTGTATTTACAGTAGATACGATTGGTGCATATTGACGCGACGCTAACTGTTCTCTAGACATATATAAATTCTTCAAGTCACTATTAGAATGACCGAATGGTTTTACCGGATCGATTGTCGACGAATATAAGTAAGGGCTATTATTAAATCCCTTAACCTCATTTGTTTGAATGCTTGGAATATCTATTGGGCGTTTGTAATAACCGGTATCATTTGATGATTCGCGGAAGTTATATTCCATTATTTTTTTTGCGTTTTCGGTTAAATATTTACGATACTGCCAGTTAGACTTAATCCCAGAATTTTCAATTAAATCTGCGTTAATTGACGATTCGGGTTGCCATGTTGCTGTTATCGACCGACCATCATTCATTAACGGTGGAAAGCCAGGATATTTATTATTTGTTGTATATCCTCTTGCGGATTCAGGTACTGTCTCTTTAATGACTGGATATGCACAATCAACTGATTGAAATGGAGTCGATGAAGGAGAAAACATTATAATATACTAAACTGTTATATATTATATATGTGAAATTATTTTATTGATTATGCAGATGTTTCTAGTAACTTTAATAATTCTGCCTTCTTCATTTTTAGAGTATCAGTAATATAACCTTTTTCGATAACAAGTGCTCTTAATGCGGTTATGTTCATCTTGCGATATACATCCATTTTATCCGACCCTACATCACCTTCATCAATATTCTCTAAAGTTGATTCAGTTAGTTTCTCTACATGAATTGGTTCACTTTCTTCAATAATCCGTTCAGTTTCATTCATTGGTTCTGTGTCTGATACAGGGTTTGATTCTTGAATCTCGTCTATTTGAGTTATCTCATTGTCTATATTGGTTATGTCGACGTTAATTATTCTAACCGGTTCATTGATTTCGAATGTATCAGGTATAATCATACCTTCGTCGTCACTACTTTCGTCGTCACTACTTTCATATTCACTACTTCCTTCTTCATCACTGTCTTCCTCATCACTGTCTTCCTCATCACTATCTGAAACAAGTAACTTGTGTGTATCATTTTCACCATTGTAATGAGAAGTTGGTGGATTTAATACTAAATTGTTCGGTGTGAATCGTGCAACATCCATTAATGACGTCCGATTATTCATTTCTTTTACCATATTATTAATTATTTCAAACATGGTGTCACATTTATGTTCTAAAGCAGTAAATTTCTGTCTAAATTGATAGACTAAAAATACAATCATTACAAAAGTTATACCTAAACTAACAAAAAACAACATTTCAAGCATATTGAATATTCCCATTTACAATAAAATAACATTATATAAGAAGAAAGCAAACGAACCACTAAATAAAATAGTTTTGTATAGTATATTATAGTTTAAATATGGAGTCTATGTCAGTTTCATCAAATTCAATTTCACCTACTTCAATTACATCTAGTGGTGATAATAAAACGTTTTTTATCGTAATTTTATCGGCTTTATTAATTTTATCCCTTTTAGGCATAAATCTGTTTATTGTTATTGGTAATATATTTCAGAAGGTGTTCGACATTTTTAAACCGTTAATTTCTCAAATCTTCGCTATATTTGGATATACAGCAGGAACTTTGATAAATAAATCCGCAGACGTTACATCCGATGTTGCTCGTGCGGGAGTTGACATAGCCGAGGGAACACTTCAATCTGTTGGGAATTTACTAAAGGACGCGAGTAAAGGATCTATAAATATAAATACACGTAGTGAATTAGATATGGTAAGCAGTGGACCAATTGCGGATAATGCTGAAAGTCCCATACAGAATACTATATCTTCGGGAAAAACAACCTGGTGTTTGGTAGGCGAACAAAATGGACGTAGAGGATGCGTTTCTGTCTCTGATGCGTCGAAATGTATGTCGGGTCAGGTATATGGTTCTCGTGAAATGTGTATGAATCCTATACAAACCTCTAATATTCCTCCGAAAATACCCCAACATCCCTTAAAAAGTATAAAAACACATTAAATCGTAATACAATAACGTTTTGTATTGTATTACAATGATACCAACTACACTGAAGTTAGGGATATAGGGGTATACACTTTATTGCTCGGTTCTGTTAATATTTCACAGTTTGAAACATCCGACGTAAGACCGTTTGGTAGGTTGAGTAATAATCCGTAACTGATATCGTAATCAAGTTCAAAGTCACTTGTTATATTATCATCGCCAATATTGATGTTTAGATGTGGTTTTACATACATGTCGTAAGTATAACCAGGTTCAGTAAACAATTCCACATTGGAAATATTTAATATTCCTGTATATAATGTGGCTGTGAATGTAGATGCGTTATCAACAACATTAAATGAAAAATCAGTTATATTACCATTTGAAACATATGATATAATTTTGTTTGTAGTGGTTGTTACAAACGCACTATTATATTTAACGAAAAATTCAATTGGTTCATTGAATGTTGTATCAAGTTTAAGTGATAAATTGTTATACGCATTTAAATTATCTTCAGTGCGTTTCTTTCTACCTGATATTGTAAATCCAATCGGAACACTTATGTTATAAATGAAGTTATATTCATCTATAATATCTGTAATATTTATTGATAGCAATATTTTCATATCATTGTCATTTACGTAAGTATTTTTATCCGTATATCGAATCAACCATTTATCAGTAGTAACATTTTCTCCAATACCACCCGAATTAGGGTTACTCGCATAATTATACAAAGGGATATTGTTATCTAGATATAAATCTATACTTGGTCCAGGTACTCCCGATGCACTACTAGATGTATATATGATAGTATCTGTAGCACATTGGTTATCATTTTCGGTATTATTTGGAGTTGTTCTGACACCATTGCGACCTCGCATAATCTGTGAATAGAGTTGTTTTTTTGTAAGATTATTTGTTTTCGTGTTTTGAACGGTTCCTGAATATTTCAATATTTCTGCTTTTCGTCGCATATTTAACTGCGAGGACGTATATGTAGGATATGGCGATTTATCTAGAATGGTATTTCGGGGTGGGGGCACTGTAAATAGCATATTTTTTTTTCGTTGTGCGCATATTGTACTTAAAGATGTATTATCTGCCATACTATAGTATATTATTACTTATAATATACTATGAAATTAGTATTTTGAAGAATACCAATAATTAGATAAATATTTGAAACCACTGTCATTGGGGTCAGCATCCAAACTAGTCAAATCCGGACCACTCGCTACCAACTTATTGATTTCAAAAACATTTAATGCGTTATTAAAATACCTTAATGATGAAAGTTTTCCCATAAACCCACCATTTTGACAAACATAAACATCACCGAAATTCTGTTTTGGTGTGTTCGACATTTCTAAACGACTTACTACAATACCATTTACATAAACATCTATATTTATGTTCGTAGCGCGGATTGCTACATGGAACCATTTCTTTAATGGAACATTATCGACATCAATGATTGTATTAGTATCGCTACTATCTACGCTATCCATAATAATGTGTAATTTATTAGTCATAGGCGAGATATACATTCCTGGTGCGTTATTTACACTTGCTAAATTGGTTGTTGGGTCAAATTGATTATCTCCTTTACTGAATACGTGCTGGTACTTTTTACTATCTTTACCTAGATCGTTAATATATAACCATGTCGACCAAGTAAACTCTAATCCCTCAGATTCATTATTTGATTTATATATCGGCTTACTTTCAGCATTTTTTGGGTCTTGAGCGACTACCATAGCAGTACTGCCCGATATCATACCTTTAATAATATAAGGGTCGGTTGATGCTTGAGTAAAATAATGGATAATGGATATACCTAAATTTATAAGAAATAGAAACACTATTAATACCAAGATAATAAAAGCGAATTTTGCGATTAAGGTATTAGAATTTAAAAATCCAGATGTTGCGGCTACTCCTACAGTTGCCTTTGTAGAAAAATCATCAAATGTGTTGGTTAATGACCCTTTCGCATTTTCATATGTATTACTAATGTTATCTATCGTGGATTGATTGTCGTCAGCCATATTATATTTATATACTATGTTTATATAAATATACGTTTACATTAGTGAATATTTTCGGATTTCTTCTTTATTTTGTAATATAGAAACATCTATGCCTATGTCACTTAATGCAGAAGCCATTCTGCTTGATCCATTTCCTTTCATGTATGTATCCCATGCAGTTTTGGGATCTACCGGAGAGGTCCAACGCTTCAATAAACTGGCATATGCGTCAAACTTATTAGAGTCGTCTTTGTTTCCTAAATATAATGCCACTTCCTTACCCGGTGGCATTGCAGGCACTACTCCTGCAGTAGTTGTATTTTCTTTGAAGAAACGTTGTGATCTTACTAATTTGCCATCTAAATATGAATCGACAAACTGATTATCCATACTTATTATGATATTTACCCACTTTTGAAGGGGGAAATTATTAGTGATCATCATAGTTTCGTTAGTATCATCGTTCATATAAACGTCTAGTTTTAATGTTGGAGAATGTTTATCTAAATATAATCTAAACTGTTTATCTCTTGATAAAATAGTTTTATCAACATTATTGTCCCAAGTATTTACATAAATCCATACTGAATGACCGAAACGTGTATTATTCGGTTGGGATATTTTCTTTATAGGAGGTATTTGTGTTAATAAACTGGCGGTTTTAACCAATTGCGTAGCACTGTCACTATAATACGCATATAATATGTATAACAAAACAATAATTACTACAATTAAAACGATGGTGGTTGTCTCCATTCTATATATTTATACCTCTATAAAATATTCGTAGGTGGGTTCTGTTTTACAAGTAAATTATAAGAGTTGGCTATTTGTGCTCGGGTTTGATTTCCTATGTAATACTCTACATTACATATGGCACCATCTATGCCATCGGTCGAACCAACCACAATTAAATCGTCAGGAGAATATTTTGGTAGCATTTTAATATTAAATGAAAATGTTTTCTCTAAAACACCATTTACAAATAAATCGGCTGAATCAGACCGATAATTAAATACAAACTGGTTCCATTTTTGCGTATCGATTTCTACTGTATATCCCTTATCTACCCCAACATTTGTAAAATAGATATGTAATGTATCCTTCGCATCAAATTCGGTCTTTTTTTTATATGTTATTTTTGGAACCCCATTGCCGTAATTGAAAATTGGGGTTTCTTTCGCATATGCAATAGTATTTTCGGAATGGTTATTTACCATTATCCACATAGATAGACTATAATTATTACGATATACTATGGGAGAGTTAGGGTCATCCGTTTCTTGGGTAAACCGCAAATCATAACTAGTTGCGATTGGATTTTCAATATCTAAAAACACGGTATCTTTAAGCAATGGAATACTCTGTTTTAAGGACACTTTCGATATAAGTATCGGGACATATTTGTATAAAAGGATTAATGCTATTTCAGTCATAAACAAATAATAAACAACATTGGTAGTTAATTCAAATTCGCGCTTGATATAATTATAAAAATCGATAATTAAACATGGTATGTAAAAAATTAAATGAACGAAAAACCCAACCCAGCCTTCACTTCTTTTCAAATAATGACTATAAAAGTAAAATATAATTGCTAATCCAACAAAAAATCCGAGTGTTATAATTCCCGATAGCAAATAATTAAATATCGAATATGTCGAATCAGCAGCAGTAAAATAAAAATATAGTACTGACCCAAACACTGCCAAGATAGTTCCTATAATTAGTCCCGTATAGTACAAATTACTCATTGATTCTTTTCCTAAAAAAACACTGGGTATTAGTATTGACAATCCAATAACTAACGGGAATATGTAATTATTATATTTACTTGTTAATGATTTACTATCATTCGACGATTGAACCAACGTCCATATCAAATATATGATAAATAATAACGATACTATATACTTTCCTATTACTGTATTTTCCATATTTTGAATATTATATATTTATTACATATAATATTGTATCATGTTCTCAATTATAGGTTTTCCATTGTTGTTTTTTTACCATGACATTCGCGACACATAGCGACTAAATTATCTACGTGGTTACTTCCGCCATATTCAAGTCTAGTTATATGATCTACTTCAAACCAAGCAGTTAATTGTGACTGACAATCTCCACATTTCCAATTTTGTCTCGATGCTACAAATTTCTTTTTCGTTTCACTTACAGAACGTTTTGTTGTTTTTTTACCCGAATTCATAATTCTATCTTCTGAAACTTGGGTTTGATTTGACATTGGCAATATAGGGAGATGACTACTGTCTGACATAAATCCTTGTTTTGAGGTAAAATCCAAAATTGGCGAAATCATATTAGATGTATTTTTATCTATAGGTAAGTACTTTATATATTCATTTGAAGTTGTCACTATTTCTCTAGCACGCAATGGATTACGTTTGAATAATATATAGAGAGTAAGTGCACCAAATGCGATTCCGGCCATTTGATAATATTTCTTCCATGAAACTAACATAGCCATGTATTTACCGTCAGTGTAAATATTACCCATTAAAAATCCTGCTATTAATATTATCACCAATTCAAATCGCATTATTTTATTGTTTCTTCTTATATTGTCTGTATACATTTTCATTCATTACACTATTCATAATAGAGATAAATCAAAAATACACATGTCAATATTACTGCTAAATGTATATAATGTTTTTTGAGATTTAGTTTTTCACTCAAACGCACTGGTTTTGGCTTATACTCGTTTCGATAATTATCTAATGCTTGTGGTAACGTTATTTCTTTTTTTCCTAACAACACATTGAATTTATTGTGAATAAAATGCACCCATCTCACAAACGAGTCACGATTATCCAAATAAGGAGACACTGGATACCTATCTAACATTTCACTAAACTTGTTTCCCATTTCTTCTATAGGTATAAATAACGGCATATTTTGGATAAAATCATAATATTTTCGTTTTGTAACATCATTTGGAGTTTTGGGGTAAGATTCGGCTATCGTATGTAAAAAAAACCAATAGTGAGGCCCCCATATATCCGGGTCGAAAATCATTTCGTATAAACGTTAGTAATATTTATTTTCTACAAATCGAACATCAATGGGCTAACCTACATTTTCAACGCGAACAAATTGTATTTTTGAAAAAAGGGTGTAAAGATTATCCGGTAGGGTATACAAGAATATGGCAGATAATTATTGTAATAACTGTGGAAAAAGAGGACATAACTATAATCAATGCAAATTACCCATTACCAGTTTAGGAATTATTTTATATCGTAAAGACATTCGCGCCAACAATATTGAATATTTAATGATTCGTAGGAAAGACACTCTTGGATTCATTGATTTTATGAGAGGTAAATATTCCCCAACCAATAAGGATTATATTATGAATATGCTGACACAAATGACAAAGTATGAAAAAGACCAACTAATACACTGGTCGTTTAATGATATTTGGACTGGTATATGGGGGGAAAATAGTATATCGAACCAATACAAATCCGAAGAAAATACTTCTAGAATCAAATTTACTCAACTTCGAAATGGAATACATGATAAAATTGGCACATACACATTAAATGATCTTATTAATAAAAGCAATACTATATCGACCTGGGATGAACCGGAATGGGGATTTCCAAAAGGAAGACGCAACTTTAATGAAAACGACATTGATTGTGCTGTTAGAGAATTTACAGAAGAGACGGGATTTGATAAATCTAATATTCAAATTATTTCGAATATTATTCCATTTGACGAAATTTTTACAGGTTCAAATTATAAGTCATATAAACATAAATATTTTGTAACCTATATCGATTACGACAAATCGATGAAGATGGATAATTATGAATTATCGGAAGTTAGTAAAATGGAATGGAAAACGTTTGATGGATGTATAGAATCCATACGAAGTTATAATTTAGAAAAACAAAATATGCTAACTAAAATACATAATATGCTGACCAATAATATTACGCTATTGGCATATTAGTCATATCGACAAAATATATATATATGCAAATTTATATATATATATTTTAAAAACCAAATAGTATTATGAGTGATACAAAGAAAAACAAAGATATACCTAAAAATACTACTCGTAAACGATGCCCTACTGGGGAACGACGTGATAAAATTACAAATAAGTGCGTTCCAAATAAGACTAAGGTTGACTTTGTACCAACTTCATCGCAAGATGTTGCAAGATTGAATGAACTAACCGAATTATTTAAGAAACGACAATTAAAAACAGGTGATTTACGAAACATGGTTTCTGATTTAATTGGTGAAGAACGAAATCTTCATAAAAACGAAGTAAATGGTATACGTTTATCAAATGATCTAATTCACTACATTGTATTCCTGGAAAATACACAACGTAATTCATCATCAAATGGAACCGACATTGAAACCAAACCATCACCCGATACAGAACCTACTGTCGAAACCAAACCATCACCCGAAACAGAACCTACCGTCGAAACAAAATCATCACCCGATACAGAACCTACCGTCGAAACAAAATCATCACCCGATACAGAACCTACCGTCGAAACAAAATCATCACCTGATACGAAATCTACAGTTGAAGCCCCTATAGAAAAAGAACCGACTACTGTGGATAAATTACCTAATATGGAAATCAACATATCAGACGACGTCCAGGAGTTACAAGACAAAATAGGTATAGAACCTGAAGACATGGATTCAAAAGAATATAATGAATTCCTGTTTAACAAAGAGAAAATAGAACATGAAAATAGTAAGATAGAAAATACCTATGATTTCCTTTACCCCGACATAAACGACCCGGACTTCAGTAGAAAAATCGCATTACATAAAGAATTTAATGATACTCAATATGACGGCACAATTAAAGATATTAAAAAACAATCTGAATTATTATGTAACGCAGATTTCGAGTTGTTACCACATCAAATGTTTGTTAAAAATTTTCTTTCGTTACAAACTCCATATAATTCATTATTATTATACCATGGATTAGGTACAGGAAAGACATGTAGTGCTATTGGAATCGCAGAAGAAATGCGCTCTTTCATGAAACAGGTTGGTGTGGCACAAAAAATACTTATTGTCGCATCTCCTAACGTTCAGAATAATTTTCGACTTCAATTATTCGATGAACGGAAATTAAAACTAGATGGCGAAATATGGAATATAGATTCATGTGTTGGAAATTCACTTTTAAAGGAAGTGAACCCAACAAATTTAAAGGGTATCACGAAAGAGAAAATTATTTCATTTGTCAACTCCATTATTAATAAATATTATTCATTTGTTGGTTACACTGAATTGGCGCATTATATACAAAAGAAAACTTCTATTCCAGAGGGCGTTTCCTATACGCAACAACAGCGTAAACAATTCAAACGCAAGCGCATTAAGAAGTACTTTGACAATCGTTTGATTATTATTGATGAAGTACATAATATTCGACAAGGTGATGATAATAAGGACAAAAAAAAAACATCTAGTTTGTTACTCAAGTTATGCCGATATACGAATAATATGCGATTTCTATTATTATCGGCAACGCCAATGTATAACAGTTATAAAGAAATAATTTGGCTAACTAATCTAATGAATGCGAATGATGGACGAAGTGTTATATCTGAATCAGACATATTTGATAAGAACGGCAAATTCATAATACAAGCGGAAGATAGTCAACTCGAGGGAGGGAGAGAACTATTAATGCGAAAACTAACTGGATATGTATCATTTGTAAGAGGAGAAAATCCATATTCGTTTCCATACCGTATTTATCCCGAGACGTTTGATACTACCCGCGCATTAGATATAGATAACTATCCTTCGAAACAAATGAATGGAAAAGAGATTGAAACCCCATTACAACATATACCGATATATACTACTGATATTGGCGAATACCAATCAAATGGGTATAAGTTTATTATTGATACGCTCTTTATGAATAAAAAGACCAGCATTAAGGTGGACTCTATGACACAATTACCCACATTTGCTAATATGGAGTCATTTGGGTATACACAATTGGAACGTCCACTGCAATCACTCGATATAGTCTATCCGAATACGGAATTAGACAATGTGATAAATAACATCAAAAATACAATGAACCCCGAAGACATTGTCAAACGAATGGTGGGTAAAAATGGTCTTATGAATGTAGTAACTTACCAAACTACGGATAATAGTAGACACAACTTCGCATACAAACCCAGTACACTTGAAAAATATGGTCGCATTTTCAGTCCTTCTAATATCTCAAAATATAGTGGAAAAATATCTTCAATATGCAAGACAATAATTAATTCCACCGGTGTCGTCATTGTGTATTCACAGTATATTGATGGTGGTGTAGTGCCATTCGCACTAGCATTGGAAGAAATGGGGTTTTCTAGATATGGAAGTGCATATAATACCAAATCATTATTTTCAGAACCACCTACAGAACCAATTGATTCACTATCGATGAAACCGAAATCAACGTTTACGAATATTGACGAATTTAAACCCGCAAAATACGTTATGATTACGGGCGATAAACTTTTTTCACCTGATAATTTGTCCGATATTAAATACATTACAAATCCTGAAAATAAAAATGGTGAAAATGTAAAAGTTATACTAATTACAAAGGCGGCCGCAGAAGGACTCGATTTCAAAAATGTTAGACAAGTACATATCATGGAGCCATGGTACAATATGAATAGACCCGAACAAATTATCGGTAGAGGCGTTCGTAATTTAAGTCATTGTGGGTTACCATTTGAACAACGCAATGTTGAAATATATTTACACGGTACTACACCTTCAAATGATACCGAACATGCCGACTTGTATGTGTATCGATTCGCCGAGAAAAAGGCATCTTTAATTGGAAACGTAACTCGATTAATGAAAGAAATATCAGTTGATTGTCAGTTAAATATCGGTCAAACAAACTTTACTATCGACCAATTACTAGAAGAAGCCGGAAATCAAGATATTACTATCAAACTTTCTAGTAACCCGAAAGAAGATACTCCTTTTAAAATTGGCGATAAACCGTTTACTGCTATTTGCGATTATATGGAAGACTGTAATTTTAAATGTTATCCCAATGCAACTATTAACTCGGACGACGTTACACAAAATACATATAGTGAGGAATACGCGCGTATTGGCTTTTCATCAATTGTCAAGCGCATAAGACAATTATTTAAAGAGCAGTTTTTTTATAAACGAGACGATTTTATTAATTCTATTAATGTTGTTAAGAAATTTCCAAAAGAACAAATTGATTTCGCTATCACGCGATTTGTTGGTAATAAAAATGAAATTATTGTAGATAAGTACGGAAGAAACGGCTATCTAATCAATAAAGGCGAATATTATGTATTTCAACCTATGGAAATTACGGATGAATATACATCCCTTATTGAACGATCTATTCCAATACCATATAAACGTAAATCACTCGAACTTGAACTACCAACTAAAACAATGTCAAATAACACAATCATAGAGCAAGAGATGGATAATATTATAGAAGAGAAGAAATCCTATTCTGAAATAATATCGACGCTAACCCAAAATATTCTTTCTGCTACTCTAGATATAAACACACAGATTAACGATGACGGTAATGATACTGAAATTACGCCCATCCCTAGTAAAAAACGAAAAATCAAAGAGATTGTCAATTGGTATAATAGTTACCGGAAAGTAACGCACATTTTACAAGCCAACGATTTTACCGAATCACAAATATATGATTTCATCATAGAACATTATATTGATACATTATCAATAGTTGATAAGGTTACCGTGATTAACCACATTTTTAAATCTGATACACAACTTTCCAACGACGAAAAAATCATTAAATCATATTTCCAAAGATACATAAATGATACGGATAATGTCATTATTCTCTTTGACATTTCATCTGACAGTACCGAGCGTATTCAAATATATACATTTAATGCCGATCATTCACCCATATGGAGTAAGGTCGAACGAGATACTCGTATACAATATAAGAACGAAATAAACAACTTTGTAGTAACCAACCACTCTAACGTACATACTTCTATATATGGATTTATGGCAGCGGATAAGAAAAATAATATAGTATTCAAGACACGCGAAAACAATACAACCGGATCGGGATTTAACTGTAGTTCAAAAGATGCAATTATTAAAAAAATTAATAAATTACCAATTACGCTTATTGCGGATTCGACAGGAATAACGGAACATCAATATTGTATTTTATATGAATTATTGTTTCGTAAGTTAAATAGAGATAATTATAAACAAAAACGATGGTTATTTGATATGGTTTCTTATGATAAAGATAGTAAACGCAACACATTCTTTTGTTATCCTACTCGGTAATCCGACCATCCAAATAGAAAATTGAATTTGCTATATTTTATTATGAAACTACATAAAACATAATATCTTACTATATTAGTGAATAGCATGAATAAAACCAATGAAAAAACTACCTCCAATGTTTATAATCTTGAAATGATTACTACAAAAGTATTCTTATCAATAGATCAAGTCGGACAAAACATAAAACGGAATTTAGAACGAAGTATATCCAATAATGTAGAAGGCAAGTGTATCCAAGAAGGGTATATTAAACCGAACTCTGTACGCGTTGTTAGTTATTCAGCGGGTACAGTGAATAATGACAATATAGTATTTCAGACTGTATTTGAATGTATGGTATGTCATCCAGTAGAAGGGCTCGATGTTGAATGTGTTATTAAAACGGTAACCAAGGCTGGTATACATGCCGAAGTTAACGATAAAGATGGTAATTCACCTATAACTATCTTTATCGCAAGAGATCATCATTTCAATAACAAATCTTTCTCTAATATTAAAGAAAATGATACAATTAAGGCTACTATTATCGGAATTCGTTTCGAATTGAACGACCCATATATTTGCGCCATTGGTACATTATTTAACAATAATCTAACCAAACCACCAAAAAATCAATTGCGCATTGACGAATAGCCAATCATTTAGTATATTCGCTTTATTGTGAAAATAAATTTAAGTTTACATGATATAGAAATATAATATGGTTAATTTTTTTATTCGAAATGGAATTAATCGCCGAATTGTACCTTCACTTGATTCTCCACAGTCCAGTCAACCTAAATCGGTGAATAATAAACCTCCACCATCACAACTTGTATTTACGGTGCACGCAAATAATACTCAATCCACAATTTCTGAAAATGTATTTATTCGTTCTAATAATACAAAACCTATTGAATCAATTGATGATAAAATACATTTTAATTCTCATATAAAACAATGTGAAAAAGAAACTCATGTGAAGTCAGAGGATGAAAAAGAAACTCATGTGAAGTCAGAGGATGAAAAAGAAACTCATGTGAAGTCAGAGGATGAAAAAGAAACTGATGTGAAGTCAGAGGATGAAAAAGAAACTCATGTGAAGTCAGAGGATGAAAAAGAAACTCATGTGAAGTCAGAGGATGAAGAAGAAACCCATGTGAAGTCAGAGGATGAAGAAGAAACCCATGTGAAGTCAGAGGATGAAGAAGAACCGGATGTGAAGTCAGAGGATGAAGAAGAACCGGATGTGAAGTCAGAGGATGAAGAAGAAACCCATGTGAAGTCAGAGGATGAAGAAGAACCGGATGTGAAGTCAGAGGATGAAGAAGAAACCCATGTGAA